CGGAGTGGCGTACTGGGTACGCCCTCCATACACCACCATGTCCTTAAAGCCTGGCATCGGTGCAACATTCTATGAAAAATATAAAGGGGACTTTTTTCCATCAGACGAATCACCGATCCCCGGAAAGGGGATCATCAAAAAAGTACCCCGTTACTACGAAACGATGCTCAAACAACGCGATCCGAACCTACATGAAATGGTTAAAGACTTACGTCAAGCCTGGATCGGAAAACACCGGGAGGATTTCACTCCCGAAAGGCTAATGGACAAATACAAGTGCGCTCGCGCACAACAACGTCAAAGGGAACTCTAAAATGAAACACAACATTTACTCGATCTTCGATCAGGCATCCGGGCTATATGCCCGGCCCTTCACAACACAGTCGGACGGCGAAGCGATCCGATCATTCACAGACGTCGGGTGCGACGCTGAACATCCAATCGGCAAACATCCGGCCGATTACACACTATTCCGGCTCGGCATCTTCGATGACAACACCGGAAAACTTACAGACGAAGCGAACACGCATCTAGGCAACGCGCTCGAGCGTGTCGCTTCAACGCAAAACGTCAACAAAGACAATCTCGATTTACTCGAGAAAAACATACCCGCGACAAATGCGGGGACAGATCCCCGCGATACAGCAATGGACTCTCCAAAATGACCGCAATGAAATCGCAACATCAATTCTCAAACGTGCCGCGCGCGGATATTCCGCGCTCATCTTTCAACCTATCGCACGGACACAAAACAACATTCGATGCGGACTTCTTAATTCCAATATTGGTCGCGGACATCATTCCAGGGGACACCTGGAACTTGCGGGCCTCGTTCTTCATGAGGCTCGCTACACCTCTCTTCCCGCTCATGGACAACATGTATGCGGACACACAATTCTTCTTTGTCCCTTACAGAACAATTTGGGACAACTTCGAAAAATTCCATGGCGCCCAGGACGACCCGGGCGACACAATCGCATTTACCGTCCCCGTTCTTGGGGTCGGGGGCGGTATCCAAGAAGGAGACTTAGGCGACTACATGGGATTACCGCTATCCCTCGACGTCTCACTGAGCGTCGATATCTCAGGGCTACCATTTCGCGCTTACAGAAAAATCTACGACGAATGGTATCGGGACGAAAACCTACAGGACTCAGAAACATTTCCGACCGACAACGGCCCGGACACGAATGCGGAAACAGGCTGGACGGATCCACCATTGAAACGCGGTAAGCGTTTCGATTACTTCACGTCCTGCCTAACATCACCACAAAAAGGCACAGCGGTATCTCTACCTCTCGGCACATCGGCGTTAATTCATACGCCAGGAGCCGGCACGCACGAAGTCGAAGTATTCGACGACATCGCTGCAGCCTCGCGCTTCCTTATCGCTCCGGCACCGGTGCCGAGCGAAATACTTACATCGAGCGCGGGCGCAGAAACCGGCGACAACAAACTCTATGCCAACTTGGCAACGGCAACGGCCGCAACAATCAACGACATCCGTCTGGCCTTTCAAACTCAAAGACTGCTCGAGCGGGACGCTCGGTCAGGCACTCGCTACGTCGAGACACTCAAAGCACACTGGGGAGTAACATCCCCCGACCACCGCTTACAAAGAGCGGAATTCTTAGGCGGGGGGTCAACACCAATCAACGTCACCCCAGTAGCACAAACATCGGGACAACCAGTCCCGGCAGCCCAGGACAAACTGGGCAACTTAGCCGGATTCGGAACGGTATCCGGCACACATTCATTCTCAAAATCATTCGTCGAACACGGCGTTGTCATGGGAATCTGCAACGTCCGTGGCGACATCACATATTCACAAGGGATAGACCGCTATTGGCGGAAACAAACACGCTACGACTTCTTCTATCCCGTACTCTCACAAATCGGCGAACAAAGCGTACTTAACTCCGAAATCTGGTCCGATGGCTCTGCCAACGATGACCTGATTTTCGGTTATCAGGAACGCTACGCCGAATATCGCTTCATGCAGAATCGCCTCAGCGGCTTAATGCGCGTAGACGCAACAGGAACACTAGCCGCATGGCATCTGTCTGAAGACTTCACAACATTGCCAACATTAGGCAACACATTCATAACAGCAAACTTAGGCGTACCACTCGACAGAGGGATCGCCATACCATCGGAACCACACTTCATCGCGGATTTTTACTTCGATATAAAAGCCGCACGCCCAATGCCGACATTCGGCATCCCGGGCAACATCGATAGATTGTGATGTCCGATGCACAAGCTTGGGATTTATACTTCGCCTCACTTATGGCGTTCACAATTCATCCGGGGTATTTCAAAACCCCGGAACTACTCCCAAGCGTCCAGGACATGGCAAAACGAGCTGACGAAATGCTCGTAGAAAGGCGAGAAAGATGGCAGCCATAGCCGGAGGCATAGCAGCGGGAGCTGCAGGCGGACTCTTCTCAGCCTTTGGCCAATCACAGGCCAACAAATCAAACCGTCAACAAGCCGCGCTCGATCGCGCGTTCCAGGAACGCATGTCAAGCACCGCCGTACGTCGAAGAATGTTCGACCTAAAAGCAGGCGGGCTAAATCCAATACTCGCGGCTCGACACGAAGCGTCCTCCCCTGGCGGACGCGCAACAGCACCACAGCAAAATGTAGGCGCAGCGTTAGCGGAAGGCGCCGCAAAAGTGGGCACTCTTGCACTGGCAACGCAGACCGCGAAATCAAACATCAATCTACAACAAACTCAATCGGCGAAAAATCTAGCCGAAGCAGAAAACATCCGAGCACAGCACCCGGGTATTCTTACCCGGAACAAAATACTAGAACACGGCGAAGCCGTTGCTTCAGTAGCAGACGATCTGGTAACAGTCGTCCGCAGGCTAATCAAAGACAAAACACCTTCAGAGATCGCACAACTCATTCAAAACGAAATTAACAAGGCATCTGGCGTCCTAACTAATGCAATGGAAAAAGGCGCCAACACCGTAAAAAACGTCAAAGAAATGCGTGACGATCTCCATCAATATATTCTCGACAAAATCTTTCCAAACATTAACCCCAATCCGCCGACAAACATCGGCAAAATTGGCAGACACGGGCCGATATTTCGGCCCAAATAACTGACAAAGCGCTGTCCCGCTTTAGGCGGGACCGCTATCTAACGAAAGGAAACTCACATGTCCATGCTCGGAACTAAACACGCAACATTCACAGATGGTCGGACCAAACAGTCCTTCAGGGACGAAACCGACATCAATCAAATACTCAAACGTGCCCAAAAATCGGGCACGATCTCTCACATCAGCAAATACGAAGCTCGCTATGGCGACTTCACGGGCTTCGACTTCTTCGCAGCCCAACTCAAACTTTCCCAGGGCGCTGAAATATTCGCCGAGCTCCCAGTGGAGCTAAGACGCGAATTCAACCAAAGCCCTGCGGAATTCTTCAACTACGTTAATGACCCGGCCAACGAAGGCCGCGTCGCAGAATTACTACCAGCCCTGGCAGAGCCCGGGCGACAAAACATAAACACCAGCGGGGTAATCCCCGCTGACACGAGCAGAGCTCTAGAGGCCGCAGCGGAGCCAGCGGCCGCAATACCCCCGGCAGAGCCGGAAACGCCGCCAACGGCGCCTACAGCGCCTCCAGCGGCATCTCCAGCAGCTCCCACGGAGCCCAGTTCACCCGTTACTTGATACTGAACTGGCTAGGTGACACAAAATCACCTAGCAAAAACAAAAAAAACAGAGTAAAACGGCCCAATGGGACAAAAGGGGAACAGGACAAGGATCACAACGCTGGTGCCCTTTCTGGCGCTGATGGGCTGCTCCGTTACTTCGCTGCAATGCGGAGTTGACGGGGACAGCTCATTCGTCAATCTTAATACAACACCTCAGGTACTCTCTCAAACCTCCCGACAAATGGGAGAATTATGCGGATTCGCATACGAGGAAAAAGCCAATGCCACGCAATAGACGACGCCGTAAACTCACCAGAAAACAATCCCGTAAAAATTTCAGAGGCAATTCAGGCACACACCGCAAAAACACCCGCGTGGGCTCCATGCGTGGTGGCTTCCGGCTGTGAATGGCCTGCTATTCACCGCTCAAGGGATTCAAAGGCACTAACGGTGCGCTTGTTTTCAAAAGAACGTCTCACACCATCGGGACGATGGAAGTGGCTTGTGGCCAGTGTCTTGGCTGCCGTCTTGATCGGACTCTCATGTGGGCTATGCGAATCGTCCACGAAAGCTGTCTGCATGAAGCTAATTGCTTCGTCACTTTCACTTATAGGGGCAGACACGAATGCACACCAGACCAACTTAAAAAAGGCCACTACGTCCCGGACGATTACTCACTCAATTACCACCACTTCAGAGACTTCATCAAACGCCTACGCCGCTCAAGCGATCAAAAAATTCGCTACTTCCACTGCGGCGAATATGGCGAACAAAATCTCAGACCTCACTATCACGCGGCCCTATTCAACTGCTCATTTGACGATCGGATCGTCTATCAACAAGAGCAGGGCATTACTACCTATGAAAGCCCAACTCTTCAAAATCTATGGCCGTATGGTTTCTGCACCATCGGTGAACTCAACTTCGAGACAGCTTCATACATCGCGGGATACATACTTAAAAAAGTCAACGGCAATCAGGCCGTTGAAACTTACCTGCGCAACGACGCAGACGGAGTGGCGTACTGGGTACGCCCTCCATACACCACCATGTCCTTAAAGCCTGGCATCGGTGCAACATTCTATGAAAAATATAAAGGGGACTTTTTTCCATCAGACGAATCACCGATCCCCGGAAAGGGGATCATCAAAAAAGT